AGACGGTACATCATCTTCAAATACAATTGACATATACACTGCACCAAACTCTGGTTTTAATGCATCTTCTCCTCCAAAGGATTTAATATCTTTAATAAGAGTAGAGAAGTTTCTAAGAACTAATGATGAATAGTCATCAGCGGTAACCATTCTATTTTGAGTTGCGTATTGAAAAGGTGCATTTGTTCTAATGGATTGATTAGTTTCCTTAACATCTCCACCAAGAGAGTTAGTAACAGTCTGAGCTGAGATTGTATATCCGCTCCCCCCAACGCTAACTTGAGTTATAGGAGAAAAAACAGCTCCTTCATTTGCTACAGCTCCTGCAACTGAAAGATAATCTACCTCAATTTTATATCCCGCTTTAGGAGTTACCCCAAATGTTACTCCATCACCAAAATGTATAGAGCAGTAGCAGCGTTAATTAATGTAGCATTTTTAAGATTCTGATATGTAGTAAACGCTATAGATGTAGGACTCTCATACACCCTTACAATAGCTGTGTCAATATCTAAATTTTTATCTGGTATAATATAAAGAGCGTCTTGTGAAATAGCATCAGCAATAAAGGTTTTTGTTTTTTGTGTACCTTCAAATATTTCTATGTTTGTGGAACCAGCATTAGTTTTAAATTGATATAATCCAGAGCCATCATCAGAAGCTGTAACTGTTTCTCTAGTTTGGAATGTATAAGTGACATCATCAATAGAGCTTTCAAATACAACTCCTGGAGCTAATGATAATGTTGAAGGCCTTTGCGCTAGAGAAGAAAGGTTAACAGAAAAATTAACAACTGCTCTGGAAGCAGTCATAGATTTAGGAATATATCCAATACCTTCTGATAGTGACACGAGAGAGCTTCTCAGCTGTGCTGTCCCAAGGAATGACTCGTTTAAAGCGAAGTTGGCAATAAGACCATTGTAATGAGTATTATAAGCAAGAACGTCAAGTACATTGGACAGGCCAGATGCTTCGAAGTTATAGTCAGCAAACTCGTCTTGTTGAGCTAAGAATGTCTTCAAGTTATTTTTAATAGACGTAAAGTCTAGGTTTGTTGACTTAATTGTTGTTGCCATTATCTCAGCCTCGATAAGTTCGTAGTAAATGTTACAGTCTCTTGTGTGCTAATAATTTTAAACTCTATTGAGACTCTCATATCGTTTTGATCAGGAAGTACTTTAACATCAATATCTCGTATCTCTACTCTTGGTTCAAAAGTTTCAATAGCTGATGTTATATTAGCTACAACATCAAATTCAGTTTCGTCATCTGCTAACTCAAATAACATCCCTCTAAGATTAGCACCAAAGAAAGGATTAAAGGGTTTTTCATAATGGTCAGTAAGAAGAAGGTTCTTTACAGATTGCTTTACAGCTGCAGCATCTCTTTTTTTATAGACATCTCCAGCTGGTTTTTTATTAAATGTTAAATCTAAGTCTAAGTAATCTACTGTACGAGATGATATCAACGTACTTTTTTGTAGATTGCCATCCTCTGTTGATAATACTCTTCTAATAGCCATTTTACTTCCAAATAATTTCTATTATTTATACGTTAAATTAGTGAAGTTGAGATTGAAATATAAGACTCTGGAGTTAGAGACTTACCATCATTACCTAACTCATACTGTGAGTCATTAAGATCAACTATACGTACATCGTTAAACGTCGCTAGTTTTGATATTATAGCATTTCTTACAGCTCTTGACCTGCTTACTGCAATCTTATCAGTAATAGGAAATAATAAGAAAGTAGTTACATGTCCTAAATCATTCTTAGAAGTTGCAACAGTCTTATAAACTCGGTTAGCAATACTCTCTGGAGTATCATTACTGTTTACAGCATCGTTATATCCAGAAGAAATAACTACAACTTGTCCCCTTCTGATCTTCTGAAGATTTTCTAGTATAACTTGATCTCTTGAAAGTCTACCGTCCCTAGCATATGACTGCCAAGGATCCCCTCCATACACTCTAACCAATCTAGCATGTATATCTCCTACTGTAAAGTATCCTGTTACATCATCAGGAGTATCAGCAGGGAATTGAACTGTAGTTTCAGGTATTTCTGTTATCTCTACTAACTGACCTATTACCTGAGGTGTATTGTTAAACACTGTAGTAGATACTTGTTTAAATTTTACATCGTAACTAGGAGGTATTTCCGGTGTCTGAATTATAATCTGAGCGTTTAACTCTCCTTCATTATATGTGTCATAGTCTAAGATAAGTTTATCATATGTCTTATGATATACTTGAAGATATCTAGCTAATTCGAAAGTTTTATCATTATCTGTTTTTTTATTTCTCTTTCACTCGTAAACAATTCCTCTTCCAGAAAGAGCTAGAAAATTATTATTATCTTCAGATTCTGTAAGTTGTTCTTCCGGAGCTTTTTTGTAAATGCCTTCTCTAACTTTTGGGTTAATACCTTCAATACCGCCT